TACGATAAGGATTGTTGTCATCGTTGAGCAGGAAGAAAGGTTGACCTGCAATAGAAATATCGTAGGCTACACCAGTGGATTGATAGGTTTGATTGTTAACCGGATTACCAATAGTGGTAACAATCTTTTCCGTAATATTAGCGCCGTAGGCCACTGGCTACTCCTTAGATTGATGTGGAAATTACTTAGTTAAAGCTGCGATCTCTTCAGTAGTTAGGCCAAGTCCTGCTAACTTCTCATTAGCTGATGCCTTTGCTGCCTCTACTGCAGCCTGTGTTACCTCACGCTCTGCCTCTAATGAAGCGTATGCTGCTGCATCTGCTTCACGTTGTGCGATCTCTTCTGCAGTCAAAGGACGTTCTGTAACTTCCCCTGTTGCACAGTTAACTTCGATTGCTATTGTCATTGTTTCTCCTTATGAGTTCTTGATGCCGTATAGGGTTGCTGTTGAGTATTGGGCAAGGTTGCCCGCATCAGGTGTTAAAGTTATTGAAGATATTGCCGCACTATCTGCCCAACGCCAAGCATATAAAGCCAACCAATTTTTTGTACTAGAATTTTGCTCGCTGGCGTTATCTACGGATATTGATTTACTATTTGAACTAGCGTAATTTGTAATATAAACCGAATCGTTACTAAATGTGCTTGTTGTTCCAGTTGTTCCAGTGTAATAAATATCTATACCAGTGCTTGAGTCACTTCCAACAGTGGTTCCATCATAAGCATATAATCTTCTAGCAGAATAATTACTTGACGAGCCATTAAATGTAACTATGGCAGCACGATCATTTGCATTACCTGTAGTCGTAGATCTTAAAGAAGTGTATAGAACTAAATCAGTGTAGGTAGATGGAATAGATGAGAAAGTAACGCTACTTGCCCCACCTGAGCCAACAGTATTAGATGCAATAAGTGTGTATGTATTAGCCATAATCAAGCCGCCTTAATTCCATATAAAGTAAAGGTTGAACCAATATTTAAAGTACTAGAAGAAAATAATGTTACAGAAGTAATTGCAGATGTACTTCTGTATACTCCTGCACAACCACGAACAAGCGATGCAGATACATTTGCTCTTGATAATATTGTTTTGTATGTAGTGGTGTTTGAGTAATTAAAGACTTGAAAGGTGGTATCTGACTGCGTAGTGCTAGTCAATCCTATACCTGATGATCCTTGACTTACTTCTCTATCTGATACAGTGGTTGATCCATTTCCACTAATTATTATTCGGCTGTAAAGTGCAGAAGTGTCTCCATTAAATCGTATATTTAATGAATCCAAAGCATTTGAAGTTCCAGAGAATACAATAATTAAATCTGTATAGGTAGACGGTATTGAAGAAAAGGTAACAGAGGTAGTAGTTGACCCTAAAGTATTTGTTTGAATTGGTTCGTATGTAGATGGCATTTTAGGCTCCCTTAATTCCATAGAGGGCAAGTTGGGTATATTGATTCCAGTTACCATTAGTTGCTGTAAAAGTAATTGAAGTAATTGCAGATGTGTTTCGCCATAAACCAGAACTAAATGTCATTGCACCGTTAAAACCACTAACCGCAGCACCATTAGTATCTAAGGCTGCCAGTATTCTTACTGTTTTATTTTTGTTAGTATTTGTGTAATCTAAGAAATCTACAACTGTGGCTCCCCACCAACCATTTGAACCAACAACATCTTGACCTAAAATATAAGAGACATTTGATTCATTTCCTGCAGATACTGATCCTGTTCCACTTCCGTACATATTATGCCAAGCGTAGTTATTTCCTGTGTCAGAGTTTATTCTAATTTTGTACTCATCACGAGAAAATGTGGCTCTGGCAGATTGTAAAATTCCTCTTACTTGAAGATGCGTATAGGTGCTAGGAATAGAACTAAAAGTAATAGATGCCGACCCACCTGAACCTACTGTAGTAGTGGCAATGGACTCGTAGGAACCAGTTACTACTTGAGAACCTGAAATAGAAGATGCAAAAATTCCAAGGATTGGCATTAGGCAATATCTCCCAACACTAACCAGTTATTTGCGCTGGTTTGAACAGCAGATAATCCGCTGTATTGAACACGAGTCTTAGGTGTTGCCGCAGTTGCTCCTGTTGATGTAATTGTTACACCTGCTGCTCCAGATATAGTTACTTGACCTGCTCCTGTTTGAGCAAGATTTACAACAGATCCTACTGGGAACGCAACAGTGGCGTTTGTAGGAATCGTTACGGCAATGGCAGATGCATTAGCTGCAGTAACAAGCGTGTTAACGCTATCGCTCAAAGCAAAAGTATATGTAGTTCCAGTCTGGGCGTTAACCGTAAGTACTGGTGTTATCTCATATGCGTTAGTTTGTATTAGGTTTAGTGCCATTATGATATCTCGCTTCCGAAGGCAGAAAAGGATGAAGTTCCATTGTTTGAATATATAGTAATTACGTCAGTAGTTGCTAAGGTTAATCCAGCTTGAAGTGTGTATTGCGCTCTTGCTGGCAACACTAAACCAAAAATAACATAGTGTTGATCTGCTAGAGTTGCTCCTGCTGGACGTACGGCAACTCTTACTGTATCTGCGTTTGTGCTCAAGTTTACTATATTAACAGTTGACACAACAGTACTTGTTGATGCGGGAGCTGTGTATAACGTTGTAGCTGTTGCAGCACTAGGTGCTGATTGACCTAGTACTTTATATACGGTTGGCATTAGGATAGATCCCCGATCACTGTGAAGTTGTTACTTGATGTACAGATAATGGTTGCTGCTGAGTACTGAGCACGTAGGTCTGGTGCGGTAGATGTAGCACCAGTAGAAGTAAGAACGCTAGTTCCATCGTTTCTAATTTGTACTGCTCCCGCGCCAATGCGCTGTACGTTAATCTGTTGACCTGTAGTAAATACACCATTAGGCACTGTAAGCGTCAATGTTCCAGCATCACTCATAGTAATTAACTTATTAACATCTCCCGCAACCAATGTGTAGTTAGCAGTCTTAGCGTTAATAGTTAAATTGACATCTACAGGTGTCGCCCACTTGACTCCCAGTGTTGCTGAAGAATCTGCAGTAAGGACTTGGTTATTAGTTCCAACGGCGAGGTTATCTACCACACCAGATGCTGAGGCTACAAGCAGGTCAGCTTTCGCAGTTACTATTGACTCAGGTACTGCTGCATCTGCTGTAGCTACACCTGCTGTATAGAAGTTAAGATCATCGGAAGTTAATACGTGCTTGACGGTAGCACCGCCAGTATGTGAGATAGCAGATGTTCCAGCACGAGCACGAACAATCGTGAACGTATCACTAGATACTGCAGTGATATAAACTACTTCTTCGTTTTGTGTATCTACATCTAGTGCAACTGTGAAGATGTCTACGTTACCTGCTGCTAGCGTGACTCCACCCATAAGGGCAGAACCAGTACCAGCGGCTACAGTCATAGTGGTTGCACTGTTAGAGATTCCCGAAGCCAGCGTTGTCTCAACACTGATGGACGAATACTTACGAGTCATTGGCTTTCCTTACCTAGCGGGTGTAGTGGTTGAGATATTCAATTGCGGAACAAAGTACATTGATGTCATCTTTCAGTAGTCCTAGTCCTGTATTGCATTTGTGGCATAACACACCACGCTTTGTGTTGGTCTTGTGATCGTGGTCTGCGTGCCAGTTAGTAGCTCCTGGGTCTTCTGTACCACAGATAGCACATTTGTATCCTTGTTCTTTTAACTTACTCTCAAAATCTTCAGAAGTAAAACCAGAAAGTTTCTTTCTGTTCCACTCTCTAATTCTTTTATTATATTTTTGTCTTTGGTCTGGTGATGGCTTCCATAATCTTGCACATTCTTTGCACTGATTATGTACACCCAATTTGCCTGATTTGTTTTTATTAAATTCAGAAAGTTTCTTTTCTGACTTACAGCTACTGCAACACTTTGTTGTCATCAACGCGTGTAATGTATTCTTATTGGATACTTGTCTGCTAGCTTCAACGCTTCTTCATTAAGTCGCTGTTGATAGAGAGCAAAGATATAACGAGATGCAGCAGCACCGGCAGATGATGGTAATTTAGAATCGTTTAGATCTGCTTCAGCACTACCGAGATTGATTCGTCCAGCGTCAAGATAAGACAGTAACTTGTATGCGGCTCCAAGGACGACAACATCTTTACAAGAATCTGGTAGACCAGACACGTCAGCAAAATCATCTGTGTTGGCATCAAGTGTGTTTGGCGTGGCTGTATACCAAACCTGAATTGTACGACCAGG